ACGGTTGATTTACCAAGTCTTGATAGAATATCATTTAGTATCTTGAGTTTTCTGCTCATTATAAACACTACTCCGCTAATATCAATACAAACTCGCCTTGTCCGGTTAGTGCGACTTGAATGAGAGCGTTTGCGTCGGGGTCTTGCCTAAACATGAATACACCGTTTGGTGCAATTTTCAAAGCCTCAACTATTGCAGGTGATACTCCGTTAGTCATAGATACGGTGAGTTCGTTTGTAGGGCTTCGGTTTTCAAGATAAAACCCGTCGGCTTGAGCCATTCCGTAATCAGCAACAGTAAAAGTCTGTTGACCATTTACTGTTCCGTCTATCTTTACGCAATCACCACTTGTAAATGTGGTTGTTCCGTATTGTTCTGTAAATCCACTTGCACCATCACCACTGTCCATAGCGAAAGTTGCTGACATTCTGTTATTACGAGCCATATTAATATCTCCTGTTATTGCCTACATACCGTCTGTTATTTAAATTATCAACCCTATTCTTCTTCTGTAATTACTTTGACTTTTTCTAAGTCATCATCAGTGATTTCGGAATTACATTTAGGACAATGAGTAGGTCTAACTACACCTTCTAACTTAGGGTGGCTTAGTTCTTCTCCGCATGAAGGACAGTTGAATGTCTCCAGCAAGTCCATGTGTTGAAGTATTCCGCCCAACACACCCATAATCTGCTGAATATCGTTTGCTACAAGCGTACTCATGTGATTCATGGCTTGGCCTAAATTATGTACTGCGGTTGTCAATTCTTTGGTTGTCATTTTGCGTTTTTCTTGCGACATGATTATACCACACCCCTCGCCACTACTTAAAGCCATTGGACATTACCAATACCACGATGAGCATTCCATAGTGGAGTAGTGTCCCAACCAACCAAGTCATAAATGCTACACGCCTTCTTGACAATGAATCGTTCAGCCATCTCCGACCAATCAATCTCAGCACCCTTCGGCAACTGCTCAATCTTGTCAAAGGCCATGTACTCACCATGCCTATTGATAGCAGTTAAGAAACTATCATCTTTGTTGTAATTGATACCTAAGTGCCTTTTAGCCCACATAGCACCAGCAGATGAACCACTAAGTTGCTTGTACTGGTTGAGAGACTGCTTGAGTTTGCCGACCATCAACAAGTCCTCACCCATCTCACCCTTGACTGCTTTAGTAATCAGTGTGGATATTTGTTCGTCAACTTCGTCCTTAGTCTTACCATCAAGAATACCTCTAAGTGTCTCGTCCATAGCAGACTTCATCGCCTTCGGCATACGAGCCTGTTTGAGTTCTAAGCCCTTGTAGTAGTATTCGGGTTCATGGTGCTTACCATCAGTCCATACTACCTTACCAGCGTAGCGGTTCTTGGCTTTGAGTATCATAGTCTCACACCACTTCTCAAACTCAGTCTCTATTGGGTACATAGCCTTGTTGATTTCATCAACCAATTTCATACCTTCTTCGGGTGTAGGGACTTCACAAAAGATAGAATCAGTGTGTCCGTAGCGCACAGGGTAGCCTCTTTCGTTGCATTCATCACGCAAGCGGAACAGGGTTTGTCTGCTGGTAAAGGTGATAGCCGATGCTATATCGGGGTGATACATGCCGTACTTAGAATCCCCACAGATACCATAGAGCGAAGCGACCATAGACTTAGTAGCAAACTGGGCTGAGTCCCACTTCTTGTAGGCAATCATATCACCAGCCTCACGAGCCTCCTTCATCAACTTCTTGTATTCATTACGCTTGACTGTCAACTTATCCATAGTCCTACCAAGCAGACCACGCTCGCCTTGTAAGAACTTGACACCGTTGCCGCAATCTAAGCCGCTATCGGATAGTGTGTCCCAAGATATATTGTGTAAGTTCACATTACTATGATACATGGCCTTAATATCCATGATAGCCATATTAGAATACAGGTCGGGTTCGGGTTCTTGTATATCAGCACCAGTGTACTCAACCTTTGCGAATTGAGGACTGTCGGGTATCTTGCGGTCAAAATCTTCATCTTGACTAAACAGACTTGATGCACATAAAGTTATCAGTGGTGTAGTCCCCAGTTCGCACTGTATTTCATGCTGGAGAGAAGTAAAGTAGCCGATAACATTCACAGCCTCATCTAATCTCGGCAACAGTCTAACATCTTGCCTGTTGTAATCTAAATAAGTACCTACATCAGTGTAGTAAGTATCGTGGCCATCGGGCAACTCAACCTTCTTTTCTTGTAGGACTTGGTAGGCTATGTCATCTAACTTTTGCCCTGCTAACTGACCGTTCTTGATAGTCCATAACTTCTTGAATCCTACCATCAAGTCAAAGCACATACGACCAACAATAGGTTGCGACCAGTGTTTGTCCGACCAGTTGTATTTGAAGTCGTGCTTGTTGTGCGGAGAAAGAATCTTTGGGTCAAGACCCACAGCCCTCATGCGCTTACAGATTTGAAATATATCAGCATCAACCACATACCAACCCGCTATAATATCGGGGTCTTGTTTAGCCATATATCTTGCGAAGTCAGCCAGCAGTTGCCTTTCGTTAGCAAAGGTCTTGGCTGGTGGATTTAATTTTATTTCTTGTAATCCTTCGGGGTGGTTTTTTAAAGGGATAGTACCCATACTACCTGCTGGTAAATCTTGGTGTAAGACCCAAGAGTACATCTTCTCGGTGTAGTTATCGTACACCGAGAGCATTGTTATCTCGCCCGATTCCTGTTTCCATTCACCGTCAAGATACCAAATCCTATGTTGATAATTTGGATAAGGTTCTTTACCATCAGCAAGTCTTTGTGTAAGCAACTGATTAGCAAAGGATATGTTTGATTCCCAAGTATTATGGTCTTTACTCCAAATCCTACGGTCATATTCAGTTCTAAATACTACCTTTGTCAAATCAGTCCCATACAGACCCTTGTAGCCCTTCTCGTGATTGACCAGCCCGTAGGTATCAGTAAGTTTGTCAGTATAACAATACGGATAACCCTCAAGCACTTCTTCTATGCGCTCTAAAGTTTCGGGGTGTCGCCTTCTTATGGTAATCTTGCGACCAGCAGTTTGACTAACTATCATGTTTAAGAGTTGTCAACGGCAGTATATCAAGCCTGTGGTTGGTAGCCTCTTGGTCTTGTCTCAATACCATGCTTTTTCAACCAGTTGAGGATAGCCATAGGAGTACAAGAACACATATCAGCGATAGCCGCCATAGACAATTTCTTGTCAACATAATGTTCCTTGAGCCAATGAGGGTCTTGATAGAGCCTGTCTTTGGTTTTCAAGCAACAATCTATGTGCAAGTCAGTCCCATCTATCTCTAATCGGTACGATGTACCCAGTTCTAATTCTATATCTTTACCGTTTATATTTACTATTTTTTTCATTTTATCACCTTGTATAAGTAGTTTGTTTTACCCGCCTTTCTTTTTACCTTGCCTTTAGGGACAAGTTGTTTCATCAGTTGGGCGACTCGGATAGGGGTTATGTTCATAGCCGCACTACCACGCTGACTATGCTCTAATAAGTCCCATTTTATTTGCTCGGCACTTAGCCATTCCCCTTCGGGCATAAGATAGTGGACATAAAGTGCTATGACATATCTAAATCGTTTCCTGTTAGCAGACTTTCTTAGAACCCAGTAGTTCCAAAAATCATCTTGCATCATGTCCTCCACTTGCTTGTAAGTGAAGCCTTTGATACTATCGTATCGGCCTTTCTTGTAGCCTGTTTCGCTACCACCACGCTTACCGTCATGAACACCCGAAGGCATCACAATACCCCCGCTTGAAATACCCAGTCCCCATTGTCAAAGGTCAGTATCAGTCTAATGCCCTGTCCTTCTTGTCTAAAGTCCAAGAAAGATAGTTTGACATCACCGGAGTAATGCTTGAGTATATGCTCTAATCCACCCTCAAAGGTAGCCGAAAAATCATCACCTGCAATATCCCCAAAGGATATGTTAGTCATACCCTTGAAAGTATCACCGACATTGACTGAGAATTCGCCCTCATCAAGAACGAAGTTGTATCTATTCAACTTCTGCCCGTTGATACCATCGCATCTAAGTGCATCATGCAAGTCATCACAAGACAATGTAAGACTCAAGAAAGGAGAGCGTGTACTACCATCTTTCAAGATATACACATTGTTTTTGATTTGCTCGGCTCTTTTGATTGCCTCAGCATTCCATTCTTTTACTGACTGTTGAGAGTTAGCAAATGCCTTCGCTTTCCAGCCACCAGTAATTGTGGTCTGCTTATTCTTTGACTTGACTCTAACGCTATCAGTATCGTCAATGTATGTCATGACAACATCGCCACTATGATACTTGAGGACACCCAGCAATCTTTCAATGTCCGGTACAGGTATGTATTCCCTGCCTTTGTCCCCACCTTTGGTAGCGAAAGAAAATCTTGCGAGACTGGTCTTACCATCTTTGACAATGCAAGTGGTGGATAAGACATCATTCTCCAGCGTCAGCACACATGAGGACACTTGCTTTTGAGCCTTGCCGTTTATGTGTTGCTCTCGGCTCGTGGCCGACAGCAGTTGTTCTAACGCTTTACAATTTACTGGTTGCATTATCTCACCGTTCCGTATCTCTTTAGTGCTGAGATGGAGACATCGGCTTTTGATACACCGTCTTTTTCAGCGAGGTATGTTATGATGTCGTCAAGTATTGACCTACAATGAGCAATCTTATTCTCAATCTCCAAGTCATCAACCATATTAGATTGTAGCCAACCTATACGCTTTCTCATCTTCTCCATTTCTTCTGCGCTTACTTCTGTTATTGTACCTTCTCTCGCCATTTAATCCCACCTTAGAGGTAATCCATTCCATTTGACTTTGCCGCCTTTGACGCTCATGACATCGTAGGTTTTACCCAAATGTTCCATGTTTCTGCCTTTCATTTCTTCAACAGATGCACGAATGACCCATTCATCTTCGCCCAGCGACTTGTCAGCCTCAACACCAGCGGCTTTGTCGCCTTTCTTGGTGTATCGCTTTAGGAAAATCTGCTGGCTAACGAATCTTTGTGTACCATCAATCCAGTCAACTACTTCGCCAACCTTCATCAGTGCCTTAGTTCCGTTGCCTACATCAGTGTATCTCTTTTGGTCTTTCAAATGAAAGGTAAAGAATACATACGGTATAGGTAGTGCGGTGATTCTGTTGAGGACACCTTTGAAGATACGGTTGCGCTCTCGCCATTCTTTTTGGTTGAAGTTATCGCTCTCATCATTGATGACACCACGATTGATGAGCCTTTCGGTCATCACAAACTCACACCACTTTAGGAATGTTGAGCCACCGTCAAGGATTACAGCACCTATATCATCGGCTTGCTCACCGATAAAATTAGTGAACCATTCTAACTTCTCAACAACTGCTACCCAGTTAGTAGTGTTGTCATCATTCCACATAGCATCGTCCATCTCGTCCACCATAGGAATTACACGGATTCTGCTTGCATCTAACTCACCAGTGCTAATTAGATAATCAACAGTGTTTTGAGCCGAGTTATCACAGTCAAGGACTACAATTTCTTTGTCGGTGTGCTTCATAGCGAGGTCAATCGCATTACCTGTCTTAGAAGTATTCTCCTTGCCTACCAAAGCCATACGGATTGGTGCGAAGGACTCACGCTTCTTGTCATACAAGTTGCGGTAGTATTCAACACCATACTTAGGTGCTGATACCTCAACTGTGGTAGTTTTGGATTGCGCCCAAGCCATCAGTCCCACCCCTCAACATCGCCACTTTCAACTACTGCACCGCTTAGGGATTCAGCGCACCACCAGCCAGTGTTGACAAGTTTTGCTTCACCTTCTCGGCTGATGTAAGGCTGACCAACAACCATCAGTGTTGAGCCAACAGCAAAGTCAACCAAGTGTGCTGATTCTTTAGAAATGTAAAGGTCAACAGTACCAGCAGTTGACATAATATCAAGGTCGCCAGTAGTAATAACATATCCACCGTTATCTCTTGGGTCA